GGTAAGACCGCCGGCACCAACTGAAAACGCATTACCATCCTGGTCTAAACCAATAGTAACACCATGTGATGCAACTGATACATCACTTACAAAATCTACATCCAGCGCTTCTGCTTTCTCACCACAGCCCGCTAGAATAAGAACTACACCACCCGCTAAGGCTATTAAAAACTTCTTCATTATTTCTCCTTTTAAATAAAAAGAGGCAGGAGGTTCCCCTCCCACCAATTTTTAATTTTTACATATCTTACTTGGACCGTGGACTGTTGTCCGTAAAAATCCAATAGATAATACCAACAGTAACTAGACCGGTAAGTCCAGCACCACCCAGTGTTGTTACCAGGTTCGTGATGTTACCAATAACATCAACTGGTAGGAATATTACATCAGACCCAAAAAGGACCTGTAGTACGATTCCAAGTGCTAAAAGGCCCCAGGCAACTTCTACTACGCCGCCTATCCAACCTTTAATTCTACTCACTATTCCGTCTGCCATTTATTTTCTCCTTTGTATACGACATCTTATAGTATAACGCAATTCGCTTCAAAAGTCAAGCACTTTGTGTTAATAATTTACCATCTATTTGCAATACCAAGGAATTTCCAATTTACAATGTAATATTTATGTCTTTCTGTACCTAGACTCTGGATTTTCCTTGTTCAGCGAAACTTTATACTCACGCCCATCTATTGACGCCTGAACGTCTGTCCATCTTTGGGCAAATACAGCTGGTTTTTTCACAAGAGTTTCATTACAACAGGATGGACAATAAATGATGGGCGGGTCAGATATCTTCTGCCACACATCATAAATTTCTTCTTTACATTCTGTACATCTATAATCATATATAGGCACTATCGTAGCGCCTCCCAAGAAACAGGAAACTTATCATTGGATAACTTATCTATCTCCCAACATATTTCCTGTGTCTCTAACTGTGCATCTGGTTGACATCTAAGGTTACATACCCGACTGAAGGCATACAATGAACCTGTCCATATCCAACTTGTGTATGTATTTTGTGGTAATACTACACGGGCTTGTTCTGGTGCGACACCTGCTTCTAACATTTTATTATAAGTTTTTAAAGCGAGGTCACAAGATTTAATAACAGCACTTCCTGTTCTTTCTTCTCTATCTAACCATTCTACAAATTCATCACTAGACCCTTGTTTCTTATCTGTGGGTTTACCTCTCCAACGGTCTGGCATCCAAAAGTCTGGTTCGTAATCAACGTATCGCCTACTAATTTCATTCCAACTTAAACCAACTTGGTGCTTGACTAACTGTCGTGCCACAAATATAGGTGCGTCTATACGAAATGATAGTGTGCCGTGTGCGAATGGCGACCAATGCTGATGTTTTGCTAAATACTTGATGAGTTTCTTATCACCCTCTGTTAGTTCTGTATGAACCTTACCAAACGATACCCTTGCCGCATTAACTACCGACAAATCACTACCCATATGGTCTATTAGGTCTACTTTAATTTGGAGCCACCACCAGGAATCGAACCCGGGACATCTTCATTACAAGTGAAGTGCTCTTCCGTCTGAGCTATAGTGGCGTTAAGTAAGTGTTTCTTTATCACGTTCTATCTGTTCTTTCCAATCTTTATTATATTCGTACTCCGAAATACCTTCCAGCCTGAATATTTTTTCACCTAACTCAAATGAGTCCACTGGGAATTGAGTCTTGCCTACCTCGATAGCTTCTTCTGGAGAATATGCCTCGACAATGAAAACTCTCTTTTCTAGTTTTACCGTTTCTATCAGATACTTTGACATCTTGTTTCCTTGTTTGTTTCTTTTTCATAATAAAGAGGGCAGGAGGAAGGAAGGACTTGGGTTCACCTTCAACCGACACCAGCAAACTACCTTTTGATAGTTTCGTCGGAACTGTGTCTCAACCTGTCGGTCGATGTGACACCATCTCCTTTCGGATAGGCGCCTGGGTACCACCCCTGACACAAAACATTATCACCGTTTGCCACAGCAATTATTCTGCCACTTCCTCCCCCAACTGTATGCCTACAGTCAGGTGCCTTTATCGTCTATATTCTTTCCAGTTATGTGAGCGATACTTCTTTGAGTTATATTTAGACCCAAGCTCATCACTCATTTCTTGTAATCTCGGTACACAGGTATCATTTACCCATTTCTGTAGTTCAGCATTATCGTATTCGAGTTTACGAATTCGTGATTCTGACTGTTCTAATTTATATGACAAATGAGCTATACGTCTTTTAGCTTCATCAACATAAGATTCTTTTTCTACTGCCATTACTGTCTTACTCCTTTAATAAAATTACCTTTTAAAACTTCACCAGTTTCTGAAATATAAGTACCTTCTCCGTGGAACTTATTATTCAACCACTCACCCTCATACTCTCTACCATCAGGGTGTTTCCAGTTACCAAAACCACTAGCCTCTCCATCTATAAAGTTTCCAGTATAACGAGAACCATCCACGTGATATTGTACTCCTGTACCATTTATAATATTGCGACTGAAATTACCTTCGTATCTTCTACCATCTGGCCAAGTATATACACCATGACCGTCTTTTATATTATCAACCCAGGTGCCTGAAAATGATTCACCATTCGCAAAAGTCCAAGCACCAGTTCCGTGTCTCACACCTTTATACCAGTCACCTACATATTTTGTTTCAAACGGTCGACCTTGTTCTATATAACTTGGTCTTGTAAATGAACCAAAACCTGTCTGTTCTCCATTTTCAAAATCACCTATATACACAGAACCGTCAGGATATGTTTCAGTTCCCATACCGTGTGGTTTGTTATCTTTCCACTCTCCGACATACTTAGACCCATCTGGGTATGTAAACTCTCCCTTACCATCTTTGATGTCGGGCACAGTTTTTCCACTATACGACCTCATTTATAAGCCTTTCTAACCTATGAAAATGGTCGTGTATATGTTCAATACGTTCCTGATACATTTCTACTTTCTCTACAAATTCATTCATTAGACTCTGTAGTTCGTGGCGTTGTTCTACGCTCAATGTATCGTTTACAAAAGACGAGGTGGTCATGTATGTGTTCTATCCTTATAAGATATTCGTCAACTTCTTTAATCAACTCTTCAAGTTGTCGTTTGGCTTCCAAGTATTCCATTGTTGCCTCAAGTAAGTACTACAAGCCAACAGATGTTCAAGTATAGGTCGACTTCTCTTACAGTGTGTGATACTACTTTCATTGACTATATCCCTCTCGTTATGTGTTTCTTCAAAAAACTCTTTGACTCGTTCTAAGCGAGTTATAAACTTGCCGGCACCTTGTGCCTTTTCTACCTCTCGCCATCGGTATCCAGAAACTTTAAGTTCTTCAGCCTTTCTAAGGTTCTCAGGATTTCTATCTATAGTTACTTCTTTATAGCCTTCTTCTTCGGCAATCTCTTTAATATCTTCCATTCTACCTTGTGACCCCATTCTTCATTTCCTTCTATATGATATCGTTCATAATCAGTTGATAAGAATCCTTGTCTGGAATCTAACCATCTTACAGTTATAGTTTTCTGTCGTCCATCGTTTATATTCTGTAAGAGAACACGGTCATTCTCTTTATACATCAGAACGACTCTCCATCTAACTTAGCTACATACTCATCTTCCAACTTATGTACTTGTTTATGTATATCTTCAACTACCTGTTGGTTGGACCTAATAACGTCCATTAATGAATCTACTGTTTCTTTTATATGTTCCAACTGACTTAATGTTTCTAGTTGAAAAAAGATGGGCGCTCTTGTTGCCATATCCTCTTTAGTCATTATCTACTGCCTCTAAAATTATCCTCTTAAAATTCTTTCTATCTATGTTTACAAAAGGTTCATACTTTCTTAACAACAAACTGACCTTTGGCCAAATAAACTTTTCACTAATCTCTGTATCAAACTGTTTACTATATACCAAAAGTTTATTAAGTATAACTAAAGTTTCTAAACAGACTTTCTTTCCGAGATATGCCTTTAGTAAATATGGATGTCCCTTTTCACAGTTAAAAATCTCATCACTATTAAATAGTATATCACCATTTTGTGGGTTTGTCAATAACATTTCAATGTCATTTTTAAAAATATATTCTAAACTCTGAATCCTTCCTTTCCTTTTTTCATAGGCATCATTATCCATATCGCCTATCCATATCTTACCTAATATTAAGTTAGATACAAAAAAATCTACTATCTCTGATTCTTCATATTTCTTTGCTAGTCGTTTAAAAAAATACTTATCTTTTCTTTTATCAAGGGACTCTGGTGAAGCTGACACTTTACCATTATACTTAAAATAGTCATAACTATCTGAAGTGAAATGTAGCTTGAGTGAAAGATATGTTATATAGGCTTGGAAGTCACCTATTCTCATAAGCAAGAAAGTCTACTAGTTTTACTCTTTAAATAATTTAGTTCTTCAGCTTCATTTTGAATTTTCTCTTTCATAGACTTATCTATGAAGCGAGCAACTCTTTCAGGCTCTATATCTTTATCTTTACAAAACATTAGTACAGCATCCATATAAGGGACTCGTTTTGTTTTGACTAGATCCTCAATTTCTAAAGAAAACTTTTTTGTAGTTATTCCTAAACTCATTATATATCTCATTAGTGTATGCGCCTATCTCTGTTTCGGCGATACGGGGAGTGAGGCTGTCGATGGCAGAGACCTCTTTTAGAAACTATGCTCCTGTTTGATAATAAGGAAGGAGCAACTCCCCAATGCGTTACTGCCTATTAAGCAGCCATCGCATAGTCATAAACACTGTCATTGGCGTTTATAGTTTTTTGATGTTCTCCTCTGACTTTTCCTCACCCCGTCGAAACCTGTCACCCCCGAATTCTGCGTTACGTTCGTCGGGTAAGGGACCCCACATCCCTAATCTACTCCATTCACTTTTGGTATAATACCAATCGTTGGGTTTGGTGGAGGTGGGGGGAATCGAACCCCCGTCCGAAATGTCTACTTGTTCAGTATCATCAATCATCAAGCATTATTTATGTATTTTCTTCCTTTAATTCAACGTTGTTATAAAACTCTTCCATCATTTCGTCTAACATTGGAAGATAGTCTTTAGTATCTTCTTTAAAAATCTCTATCTGACCGTCCTCTGCTACCATAAAGATAACTACTCGGTCTATCGGCTCCCCGGTGTGTTCCTCGTACATACTGGCATACGCTGAACACTGAATAAAATAGTCTTCCAGCCATTCTCGTTTCTTCATTGTGGTAGTAGTTTTGAAATCTACTACGGCAAGTTCATTATCATACACGGCGATTGCGTCACAGCGCCCAGCCACCTTAAACATATCACTATACATCGCCTGCTCTTGGAGCACTATCTGGTATATGCTGTTGTCCAGATGACTACGTGCCTCTTGGAACATATGATAGGCGAGGAAATTCTTTTCTTTGTGTTTATCACCTATCGGTTGGTTTTGAAGGTAGTCTTCCACGCAGTAGTGAAAAGCCGTGCCTCGTCGGGCTGCCTTACCACTAATAGCTCTCGCCTGTTGTTCACCAACACGGTCTCTCCATTCTTGTAGACCCTTCTGTTTGCCAGGCTGCTTGCCTAGTACTGTTGTTATACTAGGGTACTTGAGCCCATTAGGCGCTTCATAGAAACGCATACCATTTATATTGTGAACCTCCAACTCTGGGAACGGTTCGTGTTTATAGTCGTGTAAAAATTCCATTATATAATCCTATCACAGTTTTAACCAAATGTCAAGTGCTATTTAACCCCAAGTTGGCTTTGGCTATCAAATAAGACCTTACCAATCCTGAACGTATAATATCTCCAAAATCAAACTCAACACACTCAAATTCTTCCATATCTTTTATAATATTCTTAAACTTCTCATAGCCACCTCTATCTCCATTATGACTTTTCAAATCGGTTTGGGCTATGTCTCCAGCAAAATGAATTTTACTATCTTGACCTACTCTTGTAATCAATGTATCTAATTCGTGAAACAACATATTTTGAAACTCATCACATATAATGATAGAGTGGTCAAATGTAGTGCCACGGAGAAATGATGTAGTCAAAAATTGTATTGAACCTTGTGCTATCAATTTATCATATAGCTGGGCAAACTCGGCATCATTAGGCATTTCAAACATCATGCGGACTATTACCCTATATGGGTCTTGATACAAATCAGCCTTTTCTTCTAATGTTCCTGGTAGAAATCCAACATCCCTAGAAGGCAACAAACTTCTAATTAATACAACCTTTTCATATTTTGAACTCTTATCTAATACTTCTTTCAAAGCCAAGTAGAGTAACAGAAACGTCTTACCACTACCCGCAACACCAGACGCAAAAATGTTTTTGCCTTCACCATAGGCTTCATACATTTTTTCCTGATTTGGGGTCAGTGGTTCTACTTTTAATAAACTGGCTGTGTTAATATACATGGTTTTCTTCTTGCGATTACTCAACGAGTATCCTCCTAAACGTCAATTGTCGACCCAGGATTTGAGTCTCTTATTTTTCGTAATCTATCTTTCCAGCCCTCATCGGTGTGGCGTCTCCAAGAATCTCGGATACTTACTATTCTAGGAGATTGTATGTGTTGTTTATATCCATTCGCTAGCATTTCTTCCATTTCTGAAATGGAACAAAGCTTTTCAAAGACTTCACCGGATTCTAAGTTCTCAAATATATATGTGGGCATAATACTATTTATATTCCTGGTTGAATATCCAGAGGAGGTGTATTAAGTTTATCACCTTCACTTGGTACATAGTCTGAATATTGTCGTGTATCTTGTGGGTCAAATGTCTGTACCCCAACGTGTTCTATACCCAAATGGTGTATGAAGATAATCAACTGACGTTCTTCCAGTTCCATTGAGAATAAATTTCTGGCTGTGATATGTGACCAACTCTTAAGCGATGTAAGATAGTTCTCATCATTACCAGCTTCAAACCACTCTCGTTTAGGACACTTCTCTGCCATGTTTTCAGCTATCAATCTTACTTGCCAATCTGCCCAGCGACCCTCAGCCATTTTTATTCCTCAAGTGTTCAGCAAACAAATGTTTGGTGACATTCAATATCATTGGACCTTCCAATCGCATTGCCTTCCAGCAAGTCTCATAGTCCATCTTTCCATTCTTGTCTTTCATCAAGTTATCAGCCTCAACCAATCTCTCTTGGAATCTAGCGATAGAGTCAACACAAACTTCATCAGTATATGGTTCAAAATCAGCCATCGTCATCACTCCTCATTTCGGCATACTCTCTTGCTTGTTCACTGTAAGACTTCTTACCTTCAATATCAAGCACCTGTTTTCGTAAACAGTTAACCTGTATTTCCAGTTTCTGTATTTTTGGGTTATCACCTTGGTCGAAATGACGGTCGATAATCCAAGCCATCTGGTCTTCCAGTTTCTTCATTCGTTCTTCTATATCACTCATAATACCACTCCGCAAACAGTTCATAGAGTTCACTCTCCAACCGATAGGCTTCTTTCTCCCATGGTTGGTCCTTATAGGCTACTGTAGAATATTTCCTTTTCTTCCACTGTACTTGACCTGTTTCATAATCAAACAACTCACCTCTTACAAACTGTTTAAGATGAACCATCTCATGGGCTAGCCATGTAACTATCTGTACAAATGAAAACTTCATCGAAGCATCCAATTCAATCATAAACTCTCTAGGTTTATTCAAGTTGTCATCTATAATGTGGCAATACCCATAAGCCCCTTCTTTCTTCTTCATGCCATTGGTTAGTTTAATATCGAGTTCGATATTCCTATCCATACGCTTGCCAAGAAGATACTCACCAAAATACTGGGAGGCTTCATAAAGAGTTTTGGATAACTCTTTGTTGTGGCTTCTATAGCCTTCTACTGTAACATACGACATTAACCAATCACCGGCTCTTCTAACTTCTTAAATTTATATTGAATGAAGAAATCAGTGCCCTCAATATGTTTTCGAGCAGCTTCCAGTTCATCAGCACCATATTCGTGTATGACTGTGATAGTGCGAGCAGCCAGGTCCTTCTTCAATTGCGGTGCCCCTGGAAAGGCTTGTCCAAGCCCTTTATATGTGTAATCACAGATATCGTACCCTACAACTGTTGGCATTATAACCATAGTATTATCCTATAGAATGTGTTTAAATACATTTATAATTATATCAGATTTTGGAGCTATTGTCAAGCGCCTAAGTTATTGATTTTAAAGGGAAAGTAAAAATAGTTAACCCCTTGATTTTAAAGGGTTTTAGAGTATTAGTATATTAGAATACCCTTATGACTCCTCACTGGCATCTAACTCCCAAAAGTTGACATGGAATTGAAAAGGTGAGGTAATCCTAGGATCCTGTTGGTATTTTGTTACCTTTGCTTGCTCTGGTAATTTTTTCATAAAATCGGAGAGTTTATCTTCGTGTTCTATAGACTTGGAAAATATGACAGAATATTCATCTATCCCATTATTTCTCCAATCTACAAGATACCACATTAGTCTCTATTCACCAATTTGAGGTAGGGGTCATTATTATTATCAAAGGGCTGTTGGTCTGCTAAAATTCCCCATTCGATATCCTTCTTTACTTTCTGTAATGCCCAGTTTACATTTATCCCGTTATGGTCACATCTATAGAAACATACACGGGTGTCTATATTACAAACAGTATTCCTACTGTTCTCGTAAATGTTTGTTAGTGGGTCCTCATCGTAGTCATCGACAAAGCCTTTAATGTATTCTGGACGACTTTCTCCTATAACTATATCTCTTACTATCCCGGCATGAGTCATAGGTGTGCATACTTGTATTTCACCTCTCGGGCCCAATATCATCCACATATCTCTAGCTAGGCACGTTGAAGGAAACTTATTAGAAAACGCATCTGTTGGCGGTCGTCTACCTTGACATACTTGAGCTTCTTGAGCTCTCTGACCCTCTGGCTTCCAATCCCATGTTTGATGAAAGAATGGCATGAACTTTCCAGAATCATCTGTCTTAAAAGTATCTTCTATTAAAATCGTCAACTTTGGTAAGTTTTCTTCTATAACCTGTTTCTCTGACTTGCCTTGACATATCAAAGCCACTATATCATCTTCTAGTTCTGCCTGTTCTATCACTTCTGCTATAGTATTATTAGCCACCATATCCTTAATAGCTATTGCGACTTCTAACAACTTTCTAACAGGAGGTTCTGACTTATCTACCTCATCTGGCCATCCGATATAACGTTTAAACTCTAATAGGTCTACACCCAACAGGACTGCCAACTTTGTCATTTCTTTCCATTCTGTATAGTTGACTCTTAGAAGTAACTGAGCTAGACGTATCTTAGTAGCACTTTTTTCTTTATCTCGTAATGTAACTAACTCTTTAACATTTTCTATCAAAGTTTTAAAGTTTATCTTATGTCTAACGTGGTCTGGTATAGTATGTGTTTTATATTCCCATACTTTAGCTATTGCACCATCCATACTGACTCGTATGCTGTCTACATATTTTGTTACATACTCTCTAGCAGAACTATGCATACCCACACCTGTTGTATAGATACAAACACCTGGAGATTTAACTCCATAATGTTCTGCACGTTCTTTTATATATTTTACAGCTTCACAAACTTTTTTATCTGTGCCTGGTGTAAAGGGTTCTTTACCACCAGAGAATAAAAAATAGGGGACATTAAATGCCTTGTCAGGATTAATACTCTCATCTAAGACTTGTTTCAACTTCTCTATAGTAATAGGCTTATCGTCGGGTCGTAACTTTGGGTGAGGCACCAATCTAAATCGGTCCTGTCCTTCTCCTCGTTTAGCTATATACCCTGCACGGTCTGTACCTTCAAACTCTGCACTAAAACAATGGTTACATACATACGGACAACCTAAGCCTAACCATATCTCTAAACGTTCACAGTATTTTTTTGTACCATCTATAACAGATAAAACATCAGGTATTTTTGTAACATCTTTAAATACACTTACAGAACGAGTAGCCCTAGATTCATAAGTTATCTTATCACTATAAACAGGATTGTTTTTTAACTCTGCATATATTTCTAGCAGTTCATTCTTATCAACCCCAGCTCTTTCAGCTATAGATTGACTGTCTGTAAAAGGGTTATCTAAAATCTGATTCAATACAGAAGTTAGTTTTCCGTTATACTCCAAAGTTAAGTTCCTCATACCATTCTGGAAAAATGGTACTAAAAGATTGTTCTCTATGTAAATCTAATTTATGTATTTCTTGTAATGCATCAAATATAAGTGTAGAAGATTCTATATCAGAAGGCTGATTCATAAAGTTTACAATTCCAGTAAGACGTTCATCACCTTCAAATTTATCTTCCAATAACTCTTTAGTAAAATTGGGAATGTTCTTTATATTATAGTGTTCTGGTAAATGCAATGTATTTAATTTAACCTTACAAGGTGCCCAATCTAATAACTCCTGTATATAGTATACATTAAACAAACTGACAGTACACCAGATAATCGTTTCAAAAGATGTGTCTATATATTTATCTATATTGCCTAGTATCGTTGTCCATTTAGATGGGTGTCTTTGATACTCAAATCTCTTTCCTATATCATCTATACTCAAACTAATTCTTACTTTGTTAAACTTCTCAAGCTTATCTAAAAATTTATGACTTACTATCTTTGCATTAGTATTCATACTAAAAGTTATATTTTTTGCGTAGCCCATTTCAATAATCGTATCTAACAGTTTGATGTTCTCTGAACTTATTGTAGGTTCACCTCCTGTCATTTGTATAGTTTTACAATCTGTTAACCACGACATTAAAATAGGTTCGTTTTCTGTTTCTAATATTTTACTATTTAACCAATATTTGTGTTCTGGTTTATTGTGAGTTACTCCTAATTTAATATTTTCGTTTAGTATAAGACTGGAGAATTCTCCTGTACAAATACGACATTTCATATTGCACAAGTTAGAAAACATAAAGTCATACATCTTGGGAGGTGAAGCAAGTACTCCAGAATATGTGCCGTTTTCTACCCAACGAGTTTCTCTAACAGACTGTCTATAACTTGTCATGCCTGCATCTTCCATATTCCAACACTCTCTACATTCTTTTAATTTTTCACCATCAAGGAATTTTTGTCTTATAGTTTTAAAAGCCTCTCCGTTCCATAACTCATCTATTCTACCTTCTTTTAAATTAGGTAACTTAATATCTCCAGGAGTCCATTTACAACAAGGTAAAAGTTGTCCATCAATATCTACATTTATATTTATCCAAGGTAGTGGGCAAAATTCATTCATAGATAAAAGGATCTTTTTTCCTCAACTCCTTTAAACGTTTTCTAAACGAGGACTCTCTAGCGAAAATATGTTTAACCTTTTCCTCATATATAATATCTGCAGCATCTTCATGTGCCTTTTCCAATGGATGATAGACACCATATTCATACTCATTTGCTTTTGCCCAATCATTAAATCCAACAACACCGGGAAAATTAAACCACTCATCATATTTTATAAAACTATTCAGCCCTTTAGTATACTTATCTATACCCTTGAGTCCATTTATTACATTGTCATCCACATATGTAAACATATATCTAACATTTCTAGCTTCTAAAAAATCTTGTAGCATTAAAATTTCCTTTAATGATGTATATGTATCTTGTAAGTTTCCTGTAACCTTATAATACTCTACTGAAAAATCTATTAGACCTAAAGATTTGTTTATTAAAAATCGTTTATGCATACCATCATAAAGACCTTGCCAAGTTTCAGTATCTCTAGGTAACTCTTTAAACCAATCTGATTCAGTTTCATCTTCACATACATGAGGGTCTAATGGAAACCACGGACTGTCCATTCTCTTTGTAGGAAAGTTTACAGCTATTTCTTGTCTGTGTACAAACGTCCACATTACTTGTACAAATATATCTTCAGGTTTAGAATTTTGTAATGCTTCGTATATCTTATTAATAACGTGTCTTGCAATAAAAGAATTACTACGACCACCTTCAGCTACATTAATATGTTTTGCATTTAATTTTTCAGCTATTAGGTTTGCCCATGATAGTTTACTTGGTGAGGGATTAATAATGTCATTATGTAACTCACTACCAAATGTAAAACTATCTCCACCTGAAATTACTAATTTTACTTGCATATCCCTTTGACGATAAAATCAAACCCATAGTTTCTTGTAATATAGCCTTGCAAACAATAGTCTAATAAATCTACTATTGGGGCAAGGACTCTTGCTAGAATATTAGCATATATAGACCACCACACGGGATAAGCTATACCTGTATTTTCTTCTACTTTATATATTTTTCTTAACCCATAAACTGGGTCGGTGCCGCCAACTTCAATGTTTGTTAAGCCTAACTTTTTAAATATGTCAATAATTTCTTGTGCATAAACATCACGTTCTAAACCAAAACGATATACTAAGTTTGGTCCTGCTACACGTTTCCACAATCTATATACTGGACTTTTAGCATTAGGCACACTTATGATAAGAGTACCTCCAGGCTTAACTTTCTCTTTCAAAAGAGTTAAGAGTTTTTCTCCGTCTACAGGAGTAAAATGTTCTTGTACACCTACAGAAAAAACAGTATCAAATTGTTTACCAGGAAACATAGTCCACAACAAAAAAATATCGCCTTGAACAAACTGGGCGTTTTGAACTTTTTGTAATCGAGCACCTTGCCTAGATATTTCTACTGCTTCATCTAATAAATCTACACCTATGGCTTCACAAGACCTATCATCTTTTGCTAAAGCGATAGTTATTCTACCACTACCAGAACCTGCCTCTAAAAACTTCTTACCTGTTACCCACTTCTTAATAACTTTGTAAAGAGAAATTTCATAACGATGCTGTAGAGCCGTTTCTTTTAAAATGGCTCTACTATCTAAGGCGCTAAATCTAGCTTCCCAAGGTTGGCTTGGTATCATTGGATTTGGGTAAAGTTATCGTCCCAGTTAAAGGCTTCTTTTGCAGTACTCGCATTGAGTCCTTTAAATTTCTTTGTGATAGTTTTATTCTTACAGGCTAGTAAAACTTCAGCTTCACCTGCACATAGCCCTTCAAGCATCTGCACAAATAACAGTTCACGTTTCATTTGGTTAAGAGCCGCATTCCCTGGTCTAATAGAATTATCATCCATTTTAACACCCACAAAATTCTTTAGAGTTCTAGCCTGCTGCTCTAAACGTGTATGCTCTGTTCCTTCTGGTGCCTCATTAGGTATATAAGGTACATCTCCTTTTGGCATCATTGCAACAATCTTTGGGTCAAATGCCCATTTCAATAAATGCCTGATACCCGGTGTATCGTATTTTTTTAATACTGCTAATTTTCCAGGTCGTGTTTTTTGATTATTAACCTTCACAAAAATTTCGTGTACTAAAGGTCTATATGTTTCTTGTACTGCCATTTTAAAAGTCTCCAATATTCTCCATCAAGTTTTGTAACTTATTTGTTACAAAATAATTAAATAGTTTATCTCGTTTTCCACACACTGCTCTATCAAACTGCATTACTATGTCGTTTTTTAATTCGTCAGGTATTTTTTTCAAATCTATCAAAGTTTCATTTCTTTGCCAATTACGAATCCAAGTATCTTTAGGACACTTTATAAGAGTATGTAGTTTTAAAGGGTCTGACTTATCCATCTGTTCTACTAGTTCTTGTATCACAGTTTTACGAATAGGCTTTTGCCGTTTCTCTGTCACAAAGGTATCATCAGGAGATAAGATGTTTGGAACACCATCACTCCTATCACCTTTAATAATATGTTCTCTTATATATTTTTTAGGGTCAGTTCCATTAATCATTCTTTTACTAACAGGACTAAACTGGTCAACACTGTCAGTATGTAACTGTATAAAATCTTTGTCTGAAGAAATTATAATGGAGATAGGTTCTTTTCTTTCTCTTAATACTATAGCAATAATATCATCCGCTT